AGTTACGAACAAGTGCAGTAAGTGCTTTAGGCTTACGACCCATGTCACCCTTCATGTCACCTGCATTAAACTGATTAACGTCAGTTGGAGTCAACAACATGCCTAAACTGTCAAGTACAAACAATACTTTAGGACGATCATCTTCCGGTAGTGTCTTGTACTGAGCTACAAATTCACTAATCATCTTAGCAACGTCATCAATCATTGCCATGTTAAGTTTCAGTAACTTATCTGGGCTAGTGTCAACGTTAAGTGCATGAAGCCACTTTTCGTCAAGTGCATTTTCTGTATCAATTAAGATAGGAAATATGCCTTGTTTTTGTGCGTTAGCAACTAAGTTTCCGGAACAGATAAAACTTTTACCTGCTCCCGATTCACCAGCAAATACTGTTACTTTGCCTAGCGGGATGCCTTTGTTAAAGTCTCCGCTGATAAGATAGTTTAATGCATAGTTATTTGTACTGACCCAGTCTGTTGGGTCGTTAAAGCCAATGCTCAAGCCGTCGATAGACTTAGTTATTGACTTTCTAAATTTTGATACGTCAAATGGTTTAGCCATTTTTATTCCTTATTTGTTGTTTACACTGTACACACTAAACATTTGTTTGTCTAGTAAGTCTGGACATTTCTCAGCCATAGATTCAAGTTCCCAATCTTGGGGATAGTGTCGTAGCACACCTCTTGCCCTATCTCTAATTACACTAGGTACGCGAGGAGTCTTGCCTGGATCGCACAGTTCTTCTAATAGTTTTTTACCTTGCTTGATAGCACGGTATCTTTCGTCTGGTAATGTCATGGATGTTCTCCTGAAATTAGGGGAGACTAAGCTCCCCTAATACTTTACGCAGTCTTAGTCTGACGGGCACGAATCATTGCTAGAATGTCTTGTGCTTTATCACTAGATGCGGTAGTCGCTGTAGGAATCTTGATTGACTCTGCGGCTTCGGCTGCGTCATCTTCCCATGCTGGGCGACCAGAAGATTCTGTTAAGGGTGTTGCAACATTTGCGGGTGCGCTAGTTTCAGTAGACGCAGTTGTTGAAGCCGCTTTTGTTCCACCTGCTGGAGCATCTAAGCCCCATGGACGATAGTAAGCACCCCAACGTTCCGGATCATATTCTTCACCTTCGACGGATGCATCAAACATTTCTTTAATGATTTTCAATTCTGCTTCACCGGGACGCTTTGGCAAGAAGTCAGCAAGGTTATACAAACCATGTGCTTCAATAGCAGCCAATTCAGATTCTGTTAATGAAGTTTCTTTACGTGCCCATGTTGATGTTGAATAATCAGCATAACCACCTTTACTTGTTTTCTTGATGTTCAAATCAAGACCACGCACCAAGTCAGTTGGCAATTCATCCAACTCTGGATCCATCAAGCTTGACTTGACGATAGTAAAGATTTGTGGGCTGATAATGAATCTACGAATAGGGTTGGGCGGTGTTGTGTCTGCACCGATTGGGTTTTGACGAACAAAACCTTGGAATAGATAACTACGCTTCTTCCAATATTTGTTAGCCATTTCTTTCAGTGTATCGTCTTTATACCAAGGACGAACTTCCGTTAAGATTGGACATTGTGCTTTTGGATCATACATTTCAATACAAGGTACTTGCACTTCAACCCGTTTCATTTCAGGACGACCTTTAACGCCGTTGAACGGTAGCTTGATGATTTGTCGTTCAACCCAGAAGTATGGGTTATTATTGTCTGCATCCGGTAAGAATCGCAAAGCGGCTGTAGTGCCTTCGTCCATGTTCCAGTGAGGGTAGATAGAATTATCTGATTGTTTCTGGGTTGTACCAGTATTTGATTTGTTGTCTTGCGCTGCGATACGAGCGCGGATTTCTGCTAATGTTGCCATGATTAATTTCCTTAATAAATTGAGATGGTCTCTTTTAATATTCGACATTCACCATGAATGTCTAACACAAGTGTAAGTATAGCAAATGCTTTCACTCATGTCAAGTGTATTTATGCCAGATGTGGTAAACCGCACATTTTTGTGCGGTTTATTTACCCTTTTACTTTCTAATGATTCTTAGAATAGCATCGAGGTCTTCTTGACCTTCTTTCACATCTTTCTTGTGTTCTTTGTCCATTGCCTTGTCTAGTGCTTTAACACCTTTCTTAACAACATCACCTGGCTTAACCATTTTACCGTAATGTTCTTTTTTGCCAGCATCACTATCACCACTGCTACCATCACGCCCTGGAGGAGTTTGGCTCTTGTCCATTTCTGAAACAACAGCTTGGTCAACTGTGTTGATAAAGTTTTCATTGGCACCAACTAATTTGCCGATGTTATTGTTTTTAACTTTCTCTGTAGGACCTAATTGACCAACACGCTTTTGGTTAGCATCTAAACCTTCTTCTAAATCACCTTCTGCTTCCTGTTGTAGCAAGCGAATGATTTCACGACGGTTAGCTAATCCACCTTCACCATCCATAACGATGTTATCTTCTAATCCCAACATACGAGCATGACGAATCAATTCACGATCAGCCATGTCTTCGTAATCGTCAGCAATACCTTCCTTCACATCTTCTTTTGTCAGTGTGTCTTGTATTTCACTTCCAATACTAGCGCCGGTCATCGCACCTTGTGATGATTTGGTTAATGCAGCGCCTGCAATTCCACCTAGTGCCGCGCCTGCCAAACCTTCATCGATACCTAAATAATCTGCTAATTGTTGACCGATATATTCACTTGCATCAGCATCGTAGTTTTTGATATCACCTTGACTGAAGTAGTAATCCCATAGATCAGATTGTAAATCATAATCCATGTCGCCGCCTTGCTTGAAGTTTTCAACTGCTTCTGGGTGTTGTGCTAAGATAGCATCGATGCCGCCACCAACTGATTCAGGGATACCGATTGGGTTTAATGCTTCTTGACCGCCATCACCTTCGATTAAGCTATCAGCCCACTCGCTTAATGCATCTACTTCCTTCATCTCTGCTACTTTCTTATGTAGCTTGTTTAATATTGGCATTACACTTTCAATACGTGGGTCTAATGTTTCCTGCACAAACAATTCGTTCAAATTAGTTGCTTCACTATCGTCTTCCATTAATGGTGGAGTGTAGCTTTCAAAATAACTATTATATCCACGATGACCACGCATCTTGCTTAATGATTCACGCAATTGATTATAATGATTAATTCCTTCGTTAACTAATCTTTGTGCAGATTCGTTGAATTGACCATTGCGAGTAGCACGGACAAATCCTGCCATCTTTTGATATTCTTCGCATAGACTATTAATATGATTCCAACGGTCATCATGCGGTAAACCACCTTCTGCTAAGTGTCTAGCATAGATACTAGCAATACCAGGCTTAACAGTTGGTGCTAAAATTCTTTCACCTAATTGGTTCTCTAAGAAAATACGTGCTACGTTACGATAACGTTGTTCACCTTCTTGTATTTCACGATTATGTTGAATAACCATTTTGACGGTGGGCGTGTTGTCATTATAACTAGCCTTTTTACCCATTGGGTGATAACCTTCAGCAATTTTTTCTTGTTTTTTCATATGATCCCTTTTAGCCATATCGTATTTTAAGTGGTTTGTGTTTTTAAGTTCAAAACTTAGTTGATGTTGTTGTGAGAACCGCTTTAAGTGATTTAGTAGTTGATACCAAGATTCACTTCCAGTACTTCCTGTTTCTTTTTCGCTATTAGCAACATCATCTCCAAAATATACTACTAGTTTGTGTAACCCATCAACTGATAGTGTTACTGTACCGTATTCTTTTCCGTCTTTAACAAACTGAAATTGAAAGACTTCTGCATCTTCCGGAACAGGAATTTCTTTACCAGAAGTATCTAGCATTGTTGGACCGTATCCCCTACTACGCAATAAGTCAAATAGAGATTGGTTAATTGATTCTGTGTTTTTAGCCATATCGTATTTATCTTTTTTCTTAACTTAAGACTGCAAAGAAAGGTAAGGGAGCAATGTATTCTTCATGGTCACGCATATGTGACTCTAAATTATAGTGATAATCACTTAAAACTTGCAAAATACGTACTATCAACAAGCTGGCCATAATCAAATCATCAGTATCACCAATTTTAGCTGCATAACTACCGCCATGAGCCACAAATGCCTTAAGTTCTGAAATAAGACCATAGCTGTTTATCTTCATTTTTTTAGATTCAACTAAAGTTTTGAACTTTGCGCAGGCCGCAAGTTTGCTCTTGTTAGTTGTATTAAATCCCCTACGATGTTTACCGGGCTCGCTTAAAAAGATGCCAGGAATGTTACTTTCCCCATACTCGTTTAATGATACTAGTGCTGCTTCACCAATACTATTGTTTTCTATAGAATAGTAGATACTGTTTGGCTCCCCTGTACATTCAGCAATGTATTTGTTAATTTGTGCTATTAACTTAACTTGGCTAGGTATATCTGTTTTATTATGTTTCCATTCCCCAATTTGTAATGTGGTGTTT